GGGGTGGTACTATCATCTGTGTAGAATGATACATCTCTACTGCACGAGCTATGCACTCTCCTCTTGTATCGTACGGACCACGGGTGTCTTCTATTTCTAGACACTCTGTACTGCCTAATAACGGACTGCATATAAAAAGTATTGCTTTGAACATTGGGGGTATATCCCGGCAAGGTTAGCTGCTTATATCATAAAATAAAAAAGTCGTCAAGGGGGAAAGTTTCCCCTCCCCCTCAATCAATGTTATACGCCAGTCTGGACTGAAGCAGTCTGGACCAACTTAGTTGGGTCACCGATGTCAGCAATCAAAGCAATAACACGGAAACGAACTACAGCAGAATCTGCACCCAAGATTTTAACTTGGATAGCGTCTGTAGCAATTACTGTGTTGATACCTGCTGCTGTAGGGTGAAAATTGTAGATAGCATCAGCGTTGCCATCGACACCATCACAGAAGGCATCAATGTCGGTGCTGACACCAACGTCAAAAGTCACACTAGAACCACCAGCTTCAAGGACATCAAGGCAACCACCAAGAACAATCGAGTTGTCCGGTAGGTCAATCACTTTAATGACATCGTTAGCTGTAAGGTTTGCGTCGGCAGCATCAAAAATCTTTGACTGCACAACGTAAGGACGAATCGCATGAGCGGGATGTCCTACAGTTCCCCCACCTGTTATGGTGAAATCAATAGTAGCCATTTGCTAATCTCCCTTATGCGAAGTCAATGACGCCACGAACAACAGCTTCTTGACGCAGTACTTTGCGACCAAAAACGTGAAGTCCACGAATGACATCAGAGAATGACTCAGTTGAACGAACCACTTCGGTTTTAGCGATGTGGGATGCAGTCGCTACAGCAGACATGTGACCAGCAAGAACTACGTTCTCAGAGCCGTCTACTGCAAGAGTTGCGGAGCCGTCAGTCAGAGTTACTTGGTCAGTTCCACCTGTGCTGTTTAGTGCAGTAGACTTGTAACAACGGAAACCAGCGAAGGAACCGTTGATGGCAAGGCCATTACGCAGCGGAGATGAAGCATCGCCAGTCACTTGGACTTCAGCAATTTTGTTGCCAGCTTGGAACATCTTCTCGTAGAAGATTGGAGGTGCTACAAACCAGCGGTTTTCTTCAGGCACAGACTGGTCGTCAAGTAGACGAGCCATAGCCAACATCAAATTGATGCCGTTGTCATCTGTTTCAACGTTGATAGGAGCATTGGCTGTTCCTAATGTGCCTGCTGCTACGGTATTTGTTAGAGTCGTACCAGAAACGGCAGACGCTGCAATACCAGCGGCATCAGAGATGTGCTGTAGAACAGCAGCATCGTACTTGCGCTTCAGAGCAAACGCACCAGAAGAGGTGGCAAGTGCTTCGAAGTTGATGTGTGAGTGACGCTCTTCGATGTCGTCAATTTTAAACGCGAAAGCGTTTGCATTGTCAACGACCATAGAAATTTGGTCATCAGCCAAGTCTTGTGGGTTTACCACAGAGCCTCGCTGATAAGAAGAGACAGTTACAGTCGGCTCCTTAATGATTTTGACTGTATCGCCAAAGTTTTCAATTTCGCCAGCGTAATCGGTATTTGTAATATCTTCAATAACCGAAGCACGACGGAAAAACTTGAGAACCTTTTGGCTGAAAATTTCCGGTGCAAAGTTACCGGAAGGCAGGTTACCATAACCTGCAGCAGTATCGAACGCCATGAGTTCAATCCTTCCACTTTTTGAGGTTTAGTTAGTTGTTTAAATCTATTCGACCTTCAGAACGGGCAGCGTCGATTTCGCTTTCTAGCTTTTCGAACTGCCACGGCTTTAGGGTACGAATTTCTGAAGCCTTCCAAATCTTCTTGTTACCAGCATTGGTGCTTACGTCCCTAGCAGGGGTTTTTGTAATTGCATCTGCTGCTGATGGTGAAGACTTAGATTTCTTCTTGGTTAAGCCAGTATCGGCTTTATAGAGGTCTATGACCCGTGCCGCCCACTTAGCATCTTTGTTATTCTTATAGATGCCATCTGCGATGGACTGTGGCTGGTCTTCTAGCCACTTTAGAAACTCATCACTTGTCTTGAGTTCGTCGAAGTCTGGGTGGAGCCGTAGCAGTTCCTCGAAGGCTTTCTGCTTCTCTAGTTCCTGTTCCCGTTCTTTGATAGTTCCCAATTCTTCGCGCAGTTTTGAAACTTGTGACTCTGTTTGCATAGAGGACACAGTTTGTACTACTTCAAAAACGTCAGGGTAACGCTCCTTGAACTCTGCGAGTTCTTCTTGCGTACGAGGTGGTGTTACACCCCTAGGCATTTCTGCCGCCCGTTCTGTCATCGTGTTGCGAAGTGATTCTACTTCTGACTTGAACTCTCCTACTTTTTCGTCGTAGTGTCGCTTTAAGTCATCATAGCGTTTCTTGTAATCGTGTTCCGCTTCTTTTTTATTCTCTACGAAACTGGTGCTATCTTGCGAAGTGGCCTCTTCGGTGTTCGCTTGTTGTGTTTCTGTAGTTTCTTCCGCTTCGTTGTCTTCATCATCATCGTCGATGTAAACTGCGTCACGGTGCTTTCCACGATATAACGAATCATTATTTATTGCACCAAATGAATCGTTAGGTTTGTTGGCACGGTGGCCTCTTGCTTTTGCCATTTCTTTACCTCATAGTGCGGGGCTACTTGGCTTGTAGGTAGCCGCTTCGGTTATGTCAGGGCCGCAGTATTGCGGGTAGCTGACGAATATTAGTCTGGTGCCTTGTAGAACTCGTGTTCTCCAATGATTTCTACCAGAGTTAAATTGTTTCGCATCCACTGATTGGGTGCGTCTTGTCTTGTGTACCACATTACGTCAGGAGATACTGCTGGGTCTGACTCCATCTCTCCGCCTAGCAAATCTTGAGCAATCGCAGTTGCTCTGGCTAGTCCTCTTTCGTAGTTGGCTCTGTTCGTTGTAAAATTTTCTTTTAGTCCCTTGTTACGCTTGACATCCATGCCTGCGTACTCAAAGGCACCTTTAGATAGCCGCTTTAGAAGAACGTCTCTAAGACTTTTTTGTTTTCTAAACTCTGGCTCGTTTGAGTTCCTGCGGTGTATGGCGGTTTGACCTACAGCATACATCGCTTCTTCTGGGTCTGTAGACGACTTGGTTTCTGCCATAAGCATGTGCGCCAGCAACTGTTCGTTGCTCATCTTGTCGTACAGCTTTTTATTTTGTGTACGAGTGACAGGCTTCTTGTAGTGCTGTTCTAGCTGTGCTACAAACGCAGGCGGAGCTTGTAAAGCCGTTTCAGGGATGTCGTCTCCTTCGTCACCTGCGTACTCTGTACCTGCTTGTACAGGCTGTGGTCCTGTGGGTGTTACGGGTACTGTAGCAAAGCCTTGTTGGGGGGCTTCTTGTTCGCTAGATGAGAAGGGGTTGATGCTGTCAAGAAAACCAAGGAACCCGCCCTCTGCTTTGGCCTGTACAGATTCTATATCCGGGTATTCGTTTTCATACTCAGGAAATACCACACGTTTTCTACCAGCCATATCAGGGTACTTTTTCAGCATCGCCTCGATTATGGGTTTTTCTGCGTTATTTCTTAGGTAATCGTAAAAGTGGTTAGCATAATAGTCTTTCGTCATCTCTGCAGTTGCCTTGGCTTTCGGCAGTAACCCACCTACAACTTCATACGCGATAGACTTGGCTCTCATTTCTTCTGCGTAGGCTTCTTCATTCCTGTTAAAAGTTCGTTCAAAGTCTTTTTCTTGAGGGCTTCTTTTAGACTGGTTATACCTATATATGGGAGAATACTTTTTTAATTCGTCCATAAAACTGGGGCCTTCTGAATCGAAGTATTCTGTATGCGCCATCTCCTCTGCTAAAGCAAACAGGTTAAATAGAGTCGGGGTTTTAGTATTAGGAACATTCATCTCTCCCGGACCTGCAGACCACTTCCCCGTAATAGGTTGTGTTCCCGGATTTAAACGGGCTATGTCTTCAAAGTATTTTTGTTCTTCGGGACCGGGATACTCAGAGGTAACGTCTATTCCTCTGTCTTCTGCTACTTTAAATATAGCTTCCATCTTGCGACGTACTTCGTCTACAATTATCTTATCTTCGTAGTTTTCAGAACTGTTAGCCGTGCCACCATTAGCAAGTCCGATGAACCCACCCTGTGCAGCCATCTGCTGACCATTCTCTTGGATGCGCTCTTGGGTTTCCGGCTTACCCCGATTGTTTATCTTGGTAAGGCGGTCTTCACCGATGATTTTGACGAGATGGGGTGCGACCTTCACTTCTCCTCGTGATACAGCCACATCTATTAGTTTACGGTTAGATTCTCTGTTGTCAAGTACTATTCCACGTCTAACTGCTTCTTTTTGTGCGTCATTGAGCATTGTGATGATATCTGACTCACCCGCGAACTCCACAGCGGCTGCATTGATGATGAACGTACCCTCTTGCTCTTGGGTCTTCACGTTGTCTGCAACTGTCTGTCCTTCGGGTACCTGACTAGGTGGCGCACCAATAAATCCAGACGGTTCCATGCCTGCTGCCATCGGTCCACCTGCAGCCATGCCGATGCGACCGCCTGAAGCAAACATTCCAGCCATTCCAGCTTCATCGTAGCTGCCTGTATCTCTATCGCCAGCACCAAAACCGAGACTACCGCCGGGATTTTCATCACTTGAGCCGCCGCCAGTAGACCTGTTATAAGCATCCCGCATTGTTTGCTGAGTTTGTGCTGCTAGCGTGGCTTGTGCTGCTGCTTCCTCATCCGGTCTTTGCTCGTCGGCTACTTGTTTAGCAGCGTCAGCTTGAGCCTTCTTCATAAGACTCGAAACAGTACCCTTACCGTTTCTGGCATCTTGAATAGCTTGCGTAGCAACCTTAGTTGCAGCAGCCCCTGTAAATCCATAATTTTCACCCAGTGCTGTGGCATCAGCCTTATATCCCATAGCAGCAGTCTGGCCTGTGGGTGACATGTACGAGCCGTTGTCTCGGTAGTATCCACCTGTGCCTAATTTGCCGGAGTTGTAACCCTCATCCGCTAGGGTTTTTCCTGTCATATTTGCTGCGTTAAATCCGCTGGGTACAAAGCCGTGGTGTAAAGCATCGAAGGCTTTGAGAGTTTCTATCGGAATATCTTGTAAGTTTCCGATGTAGTTAGATTTTCCAGCTTGCCGAATAATACCCATACCCCCGGCAAACTCCATGGAGAAACCTGTGGGAGACATTCTTCCGTATATAGCTTGCATTGCAGGGTCAGTAAAATCTACGCCGGGGTATTGGTTTTGAAGAGCCTGATTAGCAGCCGAAATCGCTCTGTTTGCATTATACGCTTCGAACTGAGCCGTTTTGTTCATGTTGCTAATAGCACTGAAAAAGCCCGCTCCGTCGTTGGTCATGTTTCCCAAGTAGTTTTGGGTACTTTTGCCTGTGAGCGCACCCATTATGGCAGAGCCGTACACCCCCCCAACCGCAGAAGCAATTCCTGTAAAAGCTTTCGGTGCCTTTTTTGATGCTCTTTTTTTAAATTCACCGTAGCCACCTGTGAAGATACCTGCTGTCTCTTCAACTTGTTTCGCAGCTTCTCCGGGAAGTCCTGTTGCTCTGTCTGCGGCCCGTGTTCCTATAGAGGACAAGTCTATTTTATCATAGTTGCCAGAGAAAACAGGTGCAAGTATATCCTCACTAAAGGCCACTCTGTCCAGTTGCCCCTCAGCTTTTAAAACGTCTGCGTAGCTTTTATATTTAGTATTCCCGACAGAACCGTCTGAAAACTTGATACTTCCAAACGAAGACTGTTCTCCGGGCGGAGCATCGGTCTGGTCAAAGGTTAATGCTCTTTCGAGGTCAGCAATAACACCAGCTTCACTATCTTCTCTTCCATCACTGTTATCTTGAGCCATCCCTTTCAGTTGGATGTCTTCCCCTACTCCGGGTGCATTTGGGTCAATACCTGTTTGTTCTGACAGGCTGGGTATGTCCAGTGACTGGCTGTAAAAATCAACAAACTGAGAACCATAGTTTTCTCTAGATAGAGTTTCTTGACCCGTATAGCTAAAGCCCGACGTACTCGTAGGCTCGTCATAAGCGATACGTGGACCCACCCCGATGTCAATCCTATCAGCCATTCTTAATTACCGCCTCGTGATTACTCTTCAATTTGAGGAGCATTTCCAGTAAAGCCAGCTTCCCCTGCGCTTGGCGCAGTTCCGACTCCGATTGTGCCATCACCACGCCCTGAATCGTCAGTTCCCGGAGGTCCTTGAGGTACTCTTCCAGTAGGACCCATTCCTTGTTGTTGACCAGCGGGGCCAGCTTCTGCGCTTGCTGCTTGTTGAGCATTTGCCATCATTCCTTGTAACATCTGAGCGTAAATCTGAGCTTCGTTCGTATCGTTGACAAGACTATCAGGGTCGATGTCCTGCGATATAGCCAACTCCCGCATCAAGTTTGGTATCTTGACAAACGGAGCTAGCATCGGGTTGGCAACTGTCTGAAGTAGTGTTGTCAGACGTTGACTACGAACTTCCTTCTGCATAACAGCAGCCACACCACGAGGTTTGATTTCCAAGTCACCTTCGATGTCAGGAGACTTGTCATTGAACTGCATGTTCCATTGGAAGTATGCCTCGCCCAAAGGTTTGAGAAGCATGTCGTCGATGTTCTTGATGACAGTCTTCATAGACAGACCCGCAGAACCCATCAGCATCGAAAGCCCTGAAGCTGTACGCCCCGTGCCTGTCACACCCGTCTGACCGTGCATAATTGAAGGGATACCTGTCTCTTCATCTGCAAGCTGACGGCTGATTTGATACATCTGAATATTCTCAGGTGCCGTATTGGGAAACTTCAAGCCGTTGATGGCTGTGCCTGTGACCCCCGACTGACGACGGAATATCTTTCCGGGAAAGATGTCCATGTTCTGTCCGGGTACGAGGCTGGCTTCATCTACGTCGAATACCATGTTGCCAGCAAGAGCCAAGTTATCAATCGCCATACGAACGTGACCGTTCATCAGCTTCTGGGCATCTTCCATGTTCTCTGCTACGCCGACACCCCACAACTGGTAGGGATTGACTTCGTATGGAAACACTTGGTATGGAATACGAGCAGGAGTGAACGGGTTGAGAACACACCGTAGAATCATATTTCCACAGACCCAGATGTTGACTTGCAGTTCATCGAACTGGCTCATCATATTACTATCAGCAAAGCCCGCTTTTTCAGCAAGCTGAGAATCGAGAACGCCCCAGTATTCTAGAACCTCATATCTGCTCTCTGATACATACGGTTCTGTTTCATCTTCACGGATGGTGTCTTCATAGTACTTGTCCTCATAGTTAGGACCTTTTGCAAGGCACTCTTCGACAGCTTCTGCTATGAAGTGAGGACGTTTAATCAAGGCACGTAACTGCTGACGGTTCAGTCTGTGACGTTCGATGACATACTCGCAGTCATCTACAGTCGTAGCAGACGGGTCAGGATGGAAGTCCCACGCTGATACCATCTCAATCCGAGGGACAGTCTTCTCGTAAGGAGCGTACTCCCGCTCTCCCTCTTCGTTGCGTTCCCACTTGTGAACACGCTTGTGGAAGTTAAACGGACCCTTGACGATACCCGTACCCAAGAGAGACGACTCGAATATCGCTTTTCTCAGGACATTTACAGCATTGGTATCCAGCAGTTGGTCATGGATACACTTCTCCATGTTCAAAGCTGCCTTCTGTGCAGGGCTGATTTGAGGCTCGCCTATGCGCGAAGGACCCTCGGCAAGGGGTAGACTACCCATTTTACCTTCAAGGCCACCTAGGAACTCCTTAGAGGGCAAAGAACCCAATGCTCCGGGCGGTAGGTCCCTACCATCACCGACAAACCCGTAAGGGTCTTGGGTTTCCATCTGGTCGAGAGGCGTTTCCATGTGTGCAAATTCAGATATTCCCTCAGGCATCGGCGTGTGCTGCACAACCAAAGGAAACTTCTTATTTGCAAACAGGATGTCCATAATCTGCCCATAGGCAGCAAGGACTTTTGTTTTAGTGATTCGAACAAAAACCTTCGACCGTTCAGAGTCTCTGTACTGGGTCGTAGAGTCGGTTACACCACGAAAGTTCTTATAGGCTTGCAACCAGCGTTGTTCATAGGAGAACCGCCCGTTTTCAGCTTCTTCAAACTTCTGTTTTACGTACCCAGCCAGACCCGGAAATTGTTCATCCGCATCCGCTACCGAAATAGCAGTGTCATCGGCAGGTTGAAGGAAATTATCTTCTGACATATGAAGTCCTAGCTAAAGTAGTTTCTATCGTCAGCCATCGTGTTGAATGAGGCTTCTACTGTAGGCTTTGTTTGTTTCTTAGGCATGGCTTCTGCAAGTCCACCCAAGTTTTGTACAGCCGTGTCAAACTCAGGCTTTTCACGGTATAGCTTAGATGCGCCTTCGTCTGTATCAACGCTGACTTTATCAGAGTTCATGATGTACGCTGCGCCGTAGTTGTAATTGTTGTCTGGCATTTCTGCCTCCTTGTTATCTAGATAAAAAGCCTTGGTCTGGTTGAGTGGCAGGAGCGGCTTCAGGTCCCCTGTCAATATCCGTTGTCTTAGATTGTCTAGCTCTGTTTAAAAGAGCCTGCCGTTCTTGCTCTCCCTTTTCTATAACGCCAGCAAATCCTATCGAGGCATCTTTGATGTCTGTCGGAGCAATGGGAGATACAACCTCTGCTGCAGCCCCTGCTGCGCCTATTATTTCAGGAAGAAAACCCGGTAGTCCCATGTCAGAAGCTGTTTCTTTTGCAATCTCATACCCGGCAGGTGCAGCTAGAAAAGGAATAGCTTTTATAACTTTAGGAGGAATCTTGTCTACTACGCTGTCTACTACGTCTTTAGTCCTGCCAAGAAATGCGTCTAAATCGAAGCCAGAACCCAACGCCTTTTGTGTGTCGGGAGATAGGTCCTCTGCAGAGCTTATCATGTCGGGTTCTGGGGCTATTGTAGATTTAGAAGGCTTGGGCGGCATGTTTGCTTGTGCCGTTCTTTTTGCTGCTTCTGCTTCTAGTAGTTGTGTTTCCATCTGCGTCTTGGAAAGCTCTACGAAAGTATCGGATGCTAAAGGGTCTACAGTTATGGCGGCTGAAGCTATGGTTTTGTCTGAAAAAGAAACCCCTTGAGACTTCTGCTGAACTACATCTTGAAAGTGAACAGGGAGTTTTGAAACTCCATCTGCGCTGACTGTGTATCTTTGTGTGTACGGAGACAACTGTGTGACACCCACATCAGAAAGAAACTGACCGTGAGTCAGTGTAAACTTACCGTCGGGACCTGTTGTTCTATTTCCTTCCGTAAGAAGAACATACGGCTCAAAGGCTTTAGCGTTGGCCTCTTCGATAGCACCCGACTGGTCTATCACAGCTTGATACTTCTGAACGTTTCCTGCTGGGGGTCTCCAAGTAAGAGCTTTACGAACTAGGTCGTCGTCATTGTAACCCTTCGCACTTAACGAAGTTTCCATAACACGCCGCCAATCATAAGCAGAGAATGGCTGTTTAACGTACTCTCCCGTGCTTTCTTGTAGATATTCTATGTCAGGAATAGCTGAACTTTTTAAAGCATCTCCTATGGTCTTATCCAAAGACGACGGCTTTTCAAAAACAAGACCGGATGTCTTGTCCCCTATTATAGACTTTATGATGTCTCTTTGTGCGGTTGGTAGATAGCCAATTTTTACATTAGAGCTTTTTTTACCGGGCTTTGCATCTGTTTTTAATTCTAGGCCCTTAACCAAGCCCGTATTAAAATCAATGTTTTCTATTTTTAACGCTTTAAAGTCTGAGGGTCTGTACCCACCCATCATCATCATAAGCATACGACCACCTGCAGGGCGGGTGTTGGGGTCTGCCATCAAGCCAGCAGCTATGCGCTTGGACTCTGTGTACACCTCTTGTGGAAACTGCAGAGGGATAAGTCTGCTTACGTCTGTTGAAAATCCTGCCTTTAGATACCCTGCTTCACCCACAGAGTTTTTTAGCATAGTACGGAACGGGTTGGTTGTTCCTTGAGCAGTAACTCCTACCTCGGCAAGAATTGACTTGAAGTCTCCTATGAAACCGTTTACAGAGTTGGTACTTCCTTTTTCTATTATAGAATTAAATAGCTGCTTACCAGCGGGGGTTTCCTCGGTGATGTCACCTAAAGTTATGCCCGAAGCCCCTAACTCGCTCAGTACCTGCGTTCTTGCTGCTTTTACTTTATCTGATATATCTGTTCTGTTACTGATGATGTCAACAAGACTAGAACCACGAAGAGCATCTCCTCGTGATTTACCGTCTGCTGTAATCTGACTAATAAAGTCTTTGTTAAAATCTACTGCCATCTAGTATCCAAAAGTCGTGTCCATGGGTTGGTATACTTGTTCTTTTATGCCTTGCAATGTCTTGTGAATTGATGTATAACTACTTGTACGAGTCATAACCATATAACGGAGTGCATCATATGCATGGTCTTCAGCTTTGGTATCAACGTCTTCACTATTGGTTTTGGACAGCGGAATACCTGACATCTGTGCGACAGTGTGTTTACAAGTTGAGAAGATTCTTAAACGCGGTTCTTGGGAGTAGGGGTCGTCAGATAGTCTTCTGTGTAATTCCATCTTTCCTTGTATTCTACTTCGGTCTGATGGTGTCCACCGAACTCCTGCTCTCATCATTGTTTCCGCGATAGAGGGTCCGAAGCCTGTCTTGTTCCAGCACGAGGCATCAAGGACATTATAATGGGGCGAAGGGTCTAGCTCTTCCATTTCTAGTATTTTATCAGCCAACTGCTCGCCTGTCAAGTGTTTAGCGTATAACTCCTTATACACCCAGATGTTGTTATCCCAGTCGATTGCGCCCCAAAGGACACAAGACGGGGAAGCATAGCCGTAATCCGCAGCACGGATACGGGGCCAGTTGGTTGGCATCTCGAAAGGTTCGACGACGTGCCTAGCGCGAGAGAACTCAGGAAAGGCTGCTCCCTCTGCTACGTCCCAGTCTCCATCTAGAAGTCTGCGGCGTTCTACATCCGGTAGCGAACGGAGCATCGCTTCGTATTGTCCGTCAGCCATGAGGTAGGGGTTGTCGGTTAGTCTTGCCGGAACGAACTTCCTGTAGAACAGAGGTTGACCTGCTCTCGTAGGATGTGCGTCAGGCCAAAGAAACGCTTTGCCCGTCTCTGGGTCATACGCGGGAAAAGCCTTGTTAGCTTCGTGCTTTTCGATATACATCTTTTTGACCCACCAGCCACCCACGCCACCGGGGTTCGCAGTGCATCGCATACAGAGGTTCTTCTGTAGTTCTGGGTCTGTTGACCGAAGACGTGAACGCAAATAATCCCAAACATAGCTACTCGGATACTGGGTGATTTCATCGACACCTATCCAGTTGAACGCCTGACCTTGAAAACGGGTCACGTCTTTGTCGCGGTCTAGATAGGTGAACCACATGGTTGCCCCAGAGGGAAAGACCCAAGTGGATTTGGCTTCTCGATATATGGCTCCGGGAAATGCCTTGGGGTATAACTGCTTGGACTTGTCGATTAGTTCAGTGAGTTCGTCCAGAGTCCGGCGGAGAAGTAGCCCACGGTGATTAGCGTTGTGACAATAACGCAGAGGGTCAGCAAGGAGGGCAAAACTTTTGCCGCCGCCTGCTGCACCGCCATAGAGGACATCTTGTTCAGGAGCAGACAGGAACTCTTCTTGAGGACCGTCATTGGGTTTGAATATAACGGGGGTATCATCAATTATTTCTTTTACGGTTGCTGGGAGATTGGATACATCATCCATATCCACGACCCGCGAACCTGTTTCGCTCAAGGCGGTCTCCACCTTCTTGGCACTCTTCTTCAGCTTACGAGCGTAGCTGGCTTTATCTTGTGCCTTCTGCTGGTGCTTTTCCTTAGACTTCTCAGCCTTGCGAACACGAGCTTGTAGCGCACGTCTGGCTCTTTCAGCGCGAGAAAGATTGTAAGTTGCCTTTGGCGCATTGGGGTCCTTCTTGGGACGGCCCTTCTTTTTAGGGGGTGCTTGTTGTTCGTCAGATGACACGGGGGTACCTTAGTTGCTTTTTTCCACAGAAGAGGCTGCTGGGCGAGGCCCTTTATATCTAGGTACGTCTTTTGGTACAGGTCTAACAAGTTCATACTCTGGACGTTCAAAAGGAACTGCTTCGTCGTCTGGAATGTGAGGTGCAGGTCCTCTGTATTTTTTTGGTGTATCAGCCATTGTATATTGCCTTTCTTCCGCGATGTATTTTACCGCCGTGGGCGTACCCTTCCGGCATCATTCTTTTTTGGTCTGATGTAGTCACTAAGCCTTTATCGTCTTTACCTACCGGTTTATAATCGTCATACTCCCCAGATGCGACACCTAAATAAGAGAAGATTTTATCCTTTATTTTTTTGTTTGAATATTTTTTATCATCAGGATAGTAACCTTGTAAGGATTTCAAAGTTGCTACAGCACCTTGTTGCCTTTTGTTTAGTTTACTGAAGGCCGGGACTAGCTTAGTAAGCGCAGGGGAGTGCTTTGCCACATTCCCAGCGATATGCCCAGCCGATTCGATAACCTCTTTGCTTGGAAAATTTCTAGCCATTGTATATCGCCTTTCTTCCGCGATGTATTTTACCGCCGTGCGCTTTACCGATGCGCTGGGGTTTGAAATCGTCTCTCATGCTGGGTCTGTACTTTTTGAAGCCGGACCCGCTGGGGGACAGGTTGTTGTTATAGTGGTCCTGTTCTTGAGAAGTCAGGTTACTGAAGTTCTCTTGCGCGATACTTCTTATTTCTTTATCACTCCGCATCTATTACCATCTCTTTCTTCGGTGGCAACAGGACAACCCCGTGGATTGCCTGTACGTTGTGATTCATCGTCTCTTGTTTACCGAGGCCGACACGGTTGAGTACCGCTTCTGCAGCCCGCAGCTTCAGGTCGTCGCCCCGTTCGATGACGGGTGTATCGACAAGCTCCACCATCTTGTTCGCGGCACGGAGACTGTGACCAGCGAGGACGGCTCGTGTGCGGTCCACAATCTCATCCGCCAATCTATCCCGCAACCACGTCACA